GAAACTCCCCCGGTAGGAGTCCCAACCTCCTTTTGCATTTGTAGATATATGTGATACATTGCGCTCGTCTTTTCATTGGTGCGCTTTTATCCCGATGATTCCAATTGAGCCTACGGCAGAACACCCACTGCCATTTGATCTGTCCGACGAGCCGCCCAAGACTCACAAGGACGCGATCACTGTTGCCGCAAATACAGCGAGTCTCATCGACGAACTCGGCGGCGATATTCACTATTCAAATGCCGATTTGGAAAAGGCCGCAAAGTTAATCAGCGGCGAAGAAAAGTCCGACCGGCCCCGCCACATAGCCATTTCGTCCGAGGCAAAAGCTGCGGAAGTGCTGATTCGTCAGTTTGATTTCCAAGCGTTTGCGGATGCGCAGCAAGCCAGAAACTTCATCACAAACAAGCTCATCAGGATTGCCGACTGCGGTGACCCGAAGATTGAGTTGAAGGCGCTGGAGTTGCTTGGCAAACACTCGGATGTGGGTCTGTTCACAGAGCGTAGTGAGATCACGGTCCACCACACGAGTAGTTCCTCACTTGAGAACAGCATCAAGGAGCGCATCAAGCGCCTGCTGAACTCGGACGTGTCAGACATTACGCCGCTGGACGATCTGGACGAACAACTCGGCCCGGAGAAAATGGTCGAGCGGATTGAAAAAGCGCCTGAAGAAGAGGGCGAGAGCGATGAATAGTGTGTCCTTGCAGGACATCGAGACGCTTTTGCAGACTGGGCGTCTGAGCGATACTGACTTGCGGGTGCTGGAGCGCCAGCTAAACCATCTTGAGAAGTTAAAACAGCGCGAACTGACCCAGCAGCGGTTCATCAAGTTCGTGGAGAAAGTCTGGCCGACGTTTATTTCCGGTCGGCACCACAAAAGAATGGCCGAAGCCTTTGAGCGGGTGGCCCGTGGCGAGACAAAACGGCTGATTATCAATATGCCGCCCCGGCATACCAAGTCGGAATTCGCAAGTTACTTGCTACCGGCGTGGTTTTTGGGGAAATTTCCGCACAAAAAGGTGATTCAGACCAGCCACACTGCTGAATTGGCGGTGGGTTTTGGTCGAAAAGTGCGAAATCTGGTGGATTCCGAGGTTTATAAAGACATTTTCCCGGACCTGAGCCTGCAGGCCGACTCTAAGGCAGCGGGGCGGTGGAACACCAGTAAAAGCGGTGACTATTTCGCTATCGGTGTGGGCGGTGCGGTGACTGGTAAGGGTGCCGACCTGCTCATCATTGACGATCCGCACTCCGAACAAGAGGCTGCTATGGCAGCTACAAACCCGGAGGTCTACGACAAGGTGTATGAGTGGTACACCTCGGGTCCACGGCAGCGTCTGCAGCCGGGTGGGTCAATCGTGATCGTGATGACTCGCTGGGCGCAGAGAGACTTGACGGGCCAAGTGCTCAAAGCCAGTGCCCAGAGGGGTGGCGAGGAGTGGGAGGTCATTGAGTTCCCGGCCATCCTGCCCAGTGGCAACCCGCTGTGGCCTGAGTTCTGGAGCAAGGACGAGCTTGAAGCGCTCCACGAAGAACTGCCCAACGCCAAGTGGCAGGCCCAGTACCAACAAAACCCGGTGGGCAATGAGTCAGCCATCGTCAAGAGGGACTGGTGGAAATGGTGGGAGAAGGAAGACCCGCCAGAGTGCGAATACATCCTTCAGACGTGGGACACGGCCTTTGAGAAGAACAACCGGGCCGACTACTCCGCAGGGACGACGTGGGGCGTCTTCATCAATGAGGAGGACCACGACATGCCCAACATCATCCTGCTCAATACGTACAAGAAGCGGGTGGAGTGGGTGGACCTCAAACGGGATGTGCTGCGCGAGTACAACGACTGGGAGCCAGACGGGATACTTATTGAGAAAAAGGCCAGCGGGGCACCACTTATTTATGAGTTGCGCTCAATGGGCATACCCGTGCAGGAGTACACGCCGTCAAAAGGCCAAGACAAAATTGCCCGTTTGAACTCAGTAAGCGATATTATTGCTTCGGGGAAAGTGTGGGTGCCACGCACTCGCTGGGCGGAAGAATTGGTAGACGAGGTTGCTGCATTTCCGTCAGGCGAGCACGATGACTTGGTGGACGCCACGACTTTGGCGTTAATGCGGTTCCGTCAGGGTGGGTTTTTGCGCCTGCCGTCGGACCAGCCCGATGATATTAAATTGTTCAAGTCCAGCCGCAGGGCTGCGTACTACTAGGTATTAAGGACCAGATATGGCGACTAATTTTGACAAAGCCCTTTACTCGGCTCCAACTGGACTGGATGTGGTTCAAGAAGCGCCTCCATTTGAAATTGAGATTGAGAACCCCGAGGGCGTGAAGATTGGGATTGATGGGGTTGAGATTGACCTGATGCCCGATCTTGGTAAAGACAACGAAGAAGTTGAGTTTGATGCCAACTTGGCAGAACACATGGACGAGAGCGAACTGGAGAAAGTTGGCTCTGAGATTGTGAGCATGATTGAGGCAGACATCGCCAGCCGCAAGGACTGGACCGACATGTTTGTCAAAGGGCTGGAAGTTCTGGGCATGAAGTACGAAGAGCGTACTGAGCCGTGGAACGGAGCCTGTGGTGTTTACAGCACCATCCTGACCGAAGCGGCAGTTCGGTTCCAGTCTGAGACGATTATTGAGACTTTCCCCGCCCAAGGCCCGGTCAAGACTGAAATCATCGGACAGATCAGCCAAGAGAAGGAAGATGCTGCCGAGCGTGTCCGCGAGGACATGAACTTCCAGTTGACCGAGGCGATGCCCGAGTACCGCCCCGAGCATGAGCGCATGCTGTTTAACTTGGGCCTGATTGGGTCTGCGTTTAAAAAGGTTTACTACGACCCGAGCCTTGGCCGTCAAACGGCTGTGTTTATCCCGGCAGAAGACATCATCATCCCTTACGGCTCAAGCGGTGCCCGTACGGCGGAGCGTGTTACCCATGTGATGCGCAAGACCGAGAACGATGTCAAGAAACTTCAGGTTGCCGGGTTCTACCGGGATGTAGACCTTGGCGAGCCGGTACGGACGTACACGGACGTTGAGAAGAAGAAGGCCGACGAGCAGGGTTACAGCCTGACGGACGACGACCGGTACCAGATTTACGAAGTGCAGATTGACTACAACCTGCCGGGGTTTGAAGACAAAGACGAGATTGCCCTGCCGTACATCATCACGATTGACCGGGGCACGAACAAAGTTCTGGCGATTTACCGTAACTGGCACGAAGAAGACACGCTCAAACTCAAGCGGCAGCACTTCGTTCAGTACGACTACGTGCCGGGGTTTGGCGCGTATGGATTTGGCTACATCCACCTGATTGGTGGTTATGCCCGCGCAGGGACAGCCCTCATCCGACAACTGGTTGATGCAGGCACTTTATCCAATTTGCCGGGTGGACTCAAGAGCCGTGGCCTGAGAATTAAGGGCGACGACACCCCGATTGCTCCGGGCGAGTTCCGGGATGTGGACGTTCCATCTGGCAGCGTCCGCGACAACATCATGCCGCTCCCGTACAAGGAGCCGAGCCAAGTTCTGGCGGTTCTGCTGGATCGGATCACGGAAGAAGGTCGCCGACTGGGTTCCATCGCTGACATGAAGATCAGCGACATGAGCGCCAACTCCCCGGTTGGAACGACTCTGGCAATCCTTGAGCGGCAGCTAAAAACGATGAGCGCGGTGCAGGCCCGTGTTCATTTCTCGATGAAGCAGGAATTTAAACTGCTGAAGAACATCATCCGGGATTACGCGCCGAACGAGTACGAATACGACCCGGCCAGCGGGGACAGGTTTGCCAAGCAGTCGGATTACGACATGGTGGAGGTTATCCCCGTGTCCGATCCGAACAGCGCCACGATGGCGCAGCGGATCATGCAGTATCAGGCGGTTATTCAACTGGCCGCCCAAGCCCCGCAGATTTACGACCTGCCCCAACTTCACCGGCAGATGATTGAAGTTCTGGGGATTAAGAACGCAGACAAGCTGGTTCCGACCAAGGACGACCAGAAACCCAAAGACCCGCTTACGGAAAACATGGGTTTCCTCAAGGGCGAGCCGACCAAAGCGTTCATTTATCAGGATCAGGAAGCGCACATCGCGGCGCACACTTCTTTCCTGCAAGACCCGATGATTGCCCAGCAAATCGGCCAAAACCCGATGGCGCAGCAGATTGGCGCGGCAGTTCAGGCCCATATTGCAGAGCATTTGGGATTCCTGTACCGCAAGCGCGTGGAAGAACAGATTGGCGTTCCGCTGCCCCCGCCCGAGGAAAAACTGCCGGAAACCATCGAACTGGAACTTTCCCGCCTTATTGCCCAAGGCGCAAGCCAGCTTATGCAGAAAAACGCTGCACAAGCCCAACAACAGCAGGCGCAGCAGCAAATGCAAGACCCGATCATCCAGATGCAGCAGCAGGAACTGCAAATCCGCGCCCAAGAGGCTCAGGCCAAGGCGCAGAAGATTCAGGGCGATCTGGCAATCAAGCAGCAAGAACTGCAACTCAAGGCCCAAGAAGCCGCTTCCCGGCAGGGCGAAAACCCGGCTGTGGCGGCTGCAAAAGCCCAGCAGGAAATGCAGCTAAACGCCGCCCGGATGCAGCAGCAAATGCAGCAGAACGAGCAGATGCACCAGATCAAACTGCGCCAAGCACAAGAAGCGGCAGCAGTTAAGGCGCAAATTGAGCAGCAAAAGGCTCAACAAGTGGCCCAACAAAGCCGCATGAAACTGCAGCAAGACCTGCTAAAAATGGTCGCGCAGTCAAAAAACCCCAAGAAAAAAGGAGAGTAATTGGACGACAAAATTCTGGAGTTGCTGGCCTCCAAACTGGAGGACCGCAAGAAACAACTCAGCGAGTTTTTGTGCGACGCCGGGGCGAAAAGCTTCGACGAGTACAAAAGTCTGTGTGGAGAAATCCGAGGTCTTGCTACCGCACAGATGGAAATAAAAGACTTCGTGCGTAAATTAAAGGAACTCGACGATGAGTGAAATTCTGCTTAGTCAGGATGGCGTAACCGCCACCGCGCTACCGCAAACTCCAGAGGAAAAGGCTCGCCAATTGCCTGATCCTGCCACTTACCATCTCCTGTGTGTTTTGCCGGAGATTGAAGAGGAATACGACAGCGGCTTGGTAAAAGCCGGGCAAACCATTCATTACGAAGAACTGCTTTCTCCGGTTCTTTTTGTGGTGAAGATTGGCCCGGATGCCTACAAAGACGAGAAGCGATTCCCGTCTGGGCCGTCTTGCAAAGTGGGTGATTTCGTGGTGGTTCGCCCCAACAGCGGCACCCGAATGAAGATCCACGGCAAGGAATTCCGAATCATTAACGACGATTCTGTCGAGGCGGTGGTTCAGGATCCGCGCGGCATTTCTCGCGTCTGAAGGAGTAAATCATGGCAGACGTAGAAAAAACCGAATTTGAGTTTCCGGACGAGAAGGAAAGCGCCGAAAAGCAGGCGACCGAATCCCTGAAGGAAAACGAGCCGGAAATTGAGGTCGTTGACGACACCCCGGCGGAAGACCGAGGCCGAAAACCCCTTGCCGAGCCGCCCAAAGAGTTCGCCGAGGATGAATTGGCGAAGTACGACGCCAGCGTCCAGCAGCGGATCAAGCACTTTACCAAGGGCTACCACGACGAGCGCCGGGCAAAAGAGGCGGCCCTTCGGGAAAAGGAAGAAGCTCTGCGGATTGCTCAAGCAATCGTTGCCGAGAATAACCAGCTAAAGGGTAATCTGGGTCAGAGCCAAGCAATGGCACTTGATTCGGCCAAAAAGCTGGCAGTTACCGACTTGGAAAAGGCCAAAGCCAAATACAAGGAAGCCTACGAATCAGGTGATTCCGACGCTATTGCAGACGCTCAAACGGCTCTGACGGCGGCGACAATTAGGGCGGAAAGAATTGCAAATTTCAAACCCCCTTTACAACGCCAACAACCTGATGTACAAATAGCACCACAACCCGCTGTTCAAGCGCCTGCGCCTGATTCCAGAGCAATTGAATGGCAGGAAAAAAACCGTTGGTTTGGGCAAGATGAAGAAATGACCAGTTTCGCCCTTGGGCTGCACACAAAACTGGTTAATTCGGGAGTCGATCCTAGATCAGAGGAATATTATGAGCGGCTTAATAACCGTCTCAAGCAAGTTTTCCCGGATGCGTTTGAGTCCGAGAAACCCGTGGAAGCGCCTTCTCCACGGCCCAAATCGAACGTAGCACCGGCTACGCGCAGCACAGCGCCCAAAAAGATCGTGCTGACGCAGACGCAGGTCAACATCGCCAAAAAGCTTGGAGTTCCGCTTGAACTCTATGCTCGTAAGGTTGCGGAAGAAATGAGGAAATGAAAATGGCTGAAACTACTAACCGAATGGACCGTGAACTGGACAAGCGAGAGCAGACAAAGCGGCCCGCCCGCTGGATGCCCCCGCAGCTTCTGCCTGATCCGAAGCCGGAGCCGGGATACGTCTTCCGTTGGATTCGCCTGAGCACGCTCGGAACCACCGATCCGGGCAATATTTCCTCAAAACTGCGAGAAGGTTGGGAGCCTGTCAAGGCGTCTGATCACCCTGAAATTCGCCTTTTTGGTGACCAGAATAACTCTGGTCAGTTTAAAGACACGATTCAGATTGGTGGGTTGATGCTTTGCAAAATCCCGGCCGAGTTTATGGAGCAGCGTTCTGCGCATTACAGCCAGCAGGCCGAAGCGCAAATGAACTCCGTAGACAACAACTTCATGCGCGAAAACGATCCTCGCATGCCGCTCTTTAGGGAGCGTTCAAGCAAGGTGACTTTTGGCAAAGGTTCTTAATCTTTAGGAGTCACAATCATGGCCTACCCGACCATTGATAAGACGTATGGCTTCCAACCCATCAATCGACTAGATGGGCTGCCGTACGCCGGAGCGATCCGTCAAATCCCCATTGCGGCTGGTTATGCCACCGCTATCCTGAACGGCGACACCGTGGCTATTTCCAATGGCTACATCATCGCTAAAACTGCCACGAACACCGGCTATTCGGTTGGCGTTCTGGTTGGTTGTTCCTACGTAAACTCCAGCGGTCAGCCCGTTCAGGGCCAGTATTACCCCGCTGCGGCTTCGACCAGCACCGATCTGGCTTTTGCCTACGTCGTTGATGATCCGAACGCTGTGTTTAAAGTGGTGGCAACCGTTGCCGGTTCGACGACCCCGACCGCTGCAAGCCGTGACATCGTTGGTTCCAACGTTGCTATGGTTGCTGGCGCTGGTTCGACGGCTACTGGCGATTCCGCGTACGGCATTGATGGTTCGTCTTCAAACACGACCAACACCCTGCCCATCCGCGTTGTGGATGTGGTTCCCGATACGGCTACCGGCCCCGCCGATGCCACGGCTACCACGTACTACGAGTTTCTGGTGAAGTTCAACCTGCACCAGTACAACAACATCGAAGGCGTGTAAGGAGTTAAATCATGGCTATTTCACGTGCCCAACTACTGAAAGAACTCCTCCCCGGCCTTAATGCGCTGTTTGGTCTGGAGTACGCCCGTTACGGCGAAGAGCATAAAGAAATCTACGAATCGGAAACTTCCGAGCGTAGCTTCGAAGAAGAAACCAAACTGTCTGGTTTCTCCGCTGCTCCCGTCAAGCCGGAAGGTTCCGCAATTGCGTACGACAACGCGCAGGAAGCATGGACCGCCCGTTACGTGCACGAAACCGTTGCGATGGGTTTCTCGATTACCGAAGAGGCAATCGAAGACAACCTGTACGACAGCCTTTCGTCGCGTTACACCAAGGCGCTCGCCCGTGCGATGGCTTACACCAAACAGGTGAAAGCTGCCTACGTGCTGAACAACGCCTTTACCGGCGGCCCGACCTACGGCGACGGCAAGGTGCTGTGCGCTACCGACCACCCGCTGGTGTCCGGTGGTACCAACAGCAACCGCCCGACCACTGGTGCCGATCTGAACGAAACCTCGCTGGAAAACGCCGTGATTCAAATCGCAGCGTGGACCGATGAGCGTGGACTGCTGATCGCTGCCAAGCCGAAGAAGCTGATTGTTCCCCCGGCGCTGCAGTTCGTTGCGACCCGTCTGCTGGAGACTGAACTCCGCGTGGCGACCGCCGACAACGACATCAACGCCATCAAGAACAATGGCTCCATCCCGGAAGGCTATCGCATCAACCACTTCCTGACCGACGTGAACGCTTGGTTCCTGATTACCGACGTTCCGAACGGCCTGAAGCACTTTGTGCGTACGCCGATGAGCACTGGAATGGATGGTGACTTCGATACAGGAAACGTTCGCTATAAAGCCCGTGAGCGTTACTCGTTCGGTGTCTCCGATCCGCTGGGAATCTTCGGTTCCCCCGGTTCGTCCTGATGAAAATGGGGGGCTTCGGCCCCCCTTTTCTTTTTTCCTAGTTCGGTTATATTTAAATCATTCCGGGGTTTTCCGGCGTTCTGACAGTCCCGGCTGACGACAAGCAGACAGAGCGCCCCAATTAACTCGCTTGTGAGGCATCATGGCTAATACGACCTTCAATGG